GCGCAAGGAGCGGCGCAAGCTCAAGATCCACACGACAGTCATCCCCTCCGAGATCAAGGCGCTGAAGACGATGAAGGTCGTCGAGAAGCCGCTCACGCAGTACACCGGCAACACCGCGCAGCACCAGCAGCACTACGAGGCCAACCTGCGCGCGAAGATGCGCAAGGAGGGGACCTTCTATAGTGAGGGGCACAAGCTGCTGCAGGAGCTCGAGCGCGACAACCGGCGCATCAAGCGCCAGGAGCGTGAGGCGAAGGACGCCGCACGGCGAGCGCGGTTCGACGCGCGGCGCAAAGGGCTGTAGCCATGGGCCTCCGGGAAGAGATCATCGCGTGCGACCGCGAGACGGTTGCGCAGGGCAAGCTCATCGACTTCGTCAAGCTCGCCTGGCCGATCCCTTACCATAGCTCGCCGCTGCTGATGAACTGGCACCTGCCGCTCATCTGCGAGCACTACGAGGCGTGCTTCCGCGGGGAGATTCGCGAGCTCGTGATCAACCTGCCCCCCGGTGGCAGCAAGTCCTCGCTGACCTGCGTCCTGTTCCCCGGGTGGATCTGGCTGAAGGACCCCGCATGGTCGATGGGCTTCGCCGCGTACGGTCAGAAACTCGTGCGGCGCGATGCCTACGCATGGTTGCAGATGGTGCAGTCCGATTGGTGGCAAGAGCGCTGGGGCAAGGTGTTCAATGTCCCGTCCGTCCCCGCAGTCGACCTGATCAAGAACGACAAGGGCGGCTTCCGCCTCGGCACGACCCCCGGCGGCGAGGTCACGGGCTTCCACTTCAATCTGCAGGTCACGGACGACCCGAACAAGCCCGAGGAGCTCACCAAGGTCGGCCTGGCCGCCGTGAAGGACTGGAAGGCCCGCACGATGGGCACGCGCTGGCGGCGGCCGCCGGCGATCAACTCCGACATCCTGATCATGCAGCGCCTGCACTGCGACGACCTCTCGCAGGAGTACATCGACCGCGGCGCCGTCCACATCTGCATCCCCGCCAACTTCGATCCTTCCCGCCGGACGGTGACGACCTGGGGTAGCGACCCGCGCGTCACCCCCGGCGAGCTGATGGACCCCGTGCGCCTGCCGCAATCCCTCATCGACAGCACGAAGCGTCTGCTCGGTCCGATCAACGCTGCGGCGCAGCTCGACCAGTCGCCGGTGCCCGAGGGGGGCGCGGTCTTCAAACGGGACTGGCTGCAGTTCTGGTCGACGCTGCGCGAGGGGATGCACTGCATCTCGCCGGGCTCGCCCGAGAGCCTCATCGTCGGCAAGCCCCAATCGATCGATCAGACGGTCGACTCGTGGGACTGCGCGTTCAAGGATGAGGAGACCTCCGACTTCGTGGCCGGGCAGACCTGGAAGCGCGTCGGCGCCTCCTTCTACCTGTTCGACCAGATCCACGACCGCCTCGACTTCCCGGCGACCGTCAAGGCCGTCGTGCGCCTCGGCGAGCGCTCCAAGGCGACGGCCAAGCTCATCGAGGACAAGGCCAACGGCGCGGCCGTCGTGGCCACGCTGCAGGCCAAGGTGCCGGGCATCATCGCGGTCGACCCCCAGGGGGGCAAGCACGCGCGCGCGAACGCCTCAGCGGGCTTGTGGGAGGCGCGCAACGTCTTCCTGCCGGACCCGTCGATGCCGGGGTACGCCTGGGTCCTCGACTTCATCGTCGAGCTGCTCTCGTTCCCCCGTGCCAAGAACGATGACCGCGTGGACACGATGTCCCAGGCGCTGCTCTATCTGCAGGAGAACACTTCCTATTTGAAGGCCGCGATGACGCAGGTCCGGAAGCTCCTCTACCAGGATCTGGGGTGACCCGGCAACGATGGTGGCAGCCCATCTGGTGGTACTTCGCCTGGTGGGAGCTGCCCCTGATCGTGCTGCTGGGTTGTTGCTATTTTGCCTGGCGTGTCGCTTTTTGTCTCGGGCGACCTTGCGCCAGAGGTTGTTTTACCTATCATGCAAGAGGTAAGGGCGTGCTCAGCCGGAGCGCGTCGAACCCTTTCAAGGAGGAAGCCTATGGCTTTCAAGGCTGCGGATCTGCGCGAAGAAATCGAGGAGATGTTCGGGGAGATGCAGGTCCCTCGCGACGCCGTGACACATAGTCAGCGAGTATTCGCCCAGGACATAGACGAGGGCCGCTTGACCGGCCCGTCTCGTGCATTCGCGAAGACTGGTCTCAACCTAGGCTTCCGCGTGTTCAACCCCAACCCCGAGAAGTCCGACAAGCGCAAGGCGGACATGCGCCGCTACGAGCGCGGCTATGCCGACGCGGCGATCCGCGTGCGCATCCTCGCCGGCGAGCGCCCGAAGATGGGCGGCCGCGGCCGTCCGCCGACACGGTGGTTCAAGGTCGCCGAGTCGCTCGGCATCGACCTGCGCGCGCCGCTCGCGCCCGCGGCCTAGTAAGTCCCGCCCGTCCTCGCACCACGCCGCGCCTGGGCCGCCTCGAGCCGGCTGCGCCCGTCACCACGGTACCCCGAGGCGTAGATGGCGCGCGCTTGTCGCTCCGCGCCGGCCTTGCTCTTGTACACGTGGCCGTGGTTGCCCCACTTGTACCCACCCTTCACCTTGTGGACGGGCATCACTTCCCTCCCGGGGGCTTGCCGGCGGGGGCTTTGCCGGGCGGGGGCTTCGCTCCTGGCTTCCCCGCGGGCGCGGCGCCGGGCTTGCCCGGGGGCCCGCCGAAGGGCTTGCCGCCCGCGTTCGAGCCCTTGGCGTTGGCGGAGGTGATGGCCAGGTCCTTCGCCTGGTCGGCCTCCTGCTGCGCCTTGGCGGCACCCGAGGGGGCGAGTTCCGCGGTCGCGAGCGACTCCTCGCGCAGCTCGATGTCGATCTCCGTGTCGAGGTGCAGGTCGCCCGAGCGGAAGCGCGAGACGGCAACCTCCTCGGGGAGCAGCGTGCCGTTGTCGATGTACTTGTCGTCGGCCTGCGCCATGAGCCAGCGGATCTCCGCCTGCTCCTTCTCGCTCGGCTCGTACAGCTTGTGCCACACGAACTCGAGGCCATTCTGCGGGACCTTCCCCGCCGTAGGGCCGTCCTGCGCGGCGAAGATCAGCGTGTAAGCGCGGCGCAGCTTCGGCTCGAGGTCCGCCTTCTGCTCGCCGGCGGTCTGGTCGTAGAAGCGCCGGAAGTCCGCGTCACCCGTGGCGTTCAGACCCGACGGCTCCCGGCCGAACAGGATGGCGACGGGCTGCCCGGCGGCGGCCGCGGTGCGGAGCATCTGCATTTGGATGACATCGGACACCCCCGTCAGCGGCGTCGCGGTGCGCTCGAATTCCTCGTTCTCCGCATCGATGTAGAGCATCCGCGCCGAGGACCGCGAGATGTCGACCATCTGCATGCGGGTCTGCAGTGTCGCCTGATCGTTCGAGATGAGCTGCGCCAGGCCGTTGATCTTCATCACGGCCTGCGACATGTCGCTCATCAGGTTGCTGATCGCCTGGAAGGACGTGTCGAACTGGCGCAGCGTGTCGTACGGGGCCTGCAGCGTCGAGAGCGTCCAACCGAGCAGCCGGCGCCGCATGAGGAAGTCGACCGGGGCGCCGTCGAAGCGGATGACGCGCGACTCGTGGACGACGGTGTTCGACTGCCCGCCGAAAGGGTTGACGATCTGCCAGGTCCTGACCTCGCCGTACTTCGGGCCGATCTCGCTGTACCAGGACGACGCGAAGGCGAAGCGCCGGTCGATCCACGCGAGGTACCGGATCGTCTTGATCTTGGTCTCGTCGAGCGGGAGCGCCATGTCCTGCCCGTCGTCGGCGCCGAAGATGAGCATTCCCCCGCCGTACAGCCGGCCGAAGATGCACGCTTCGAGGAAGCGCGCCTTGAGGTTGAGCCGCGCCGCGTACACCTCGGCGTCCTTGGCGAGGTCCGCGCCCTTGCCCTGATCGCCGCCGGGGCCGTCCCCGTTGGGGCCAGCGATCTTGCCGCTGCCGTCCTCGTCGGTCTGCGGCGCCGGCGGGGCGGGCTTGCGCATGGACGTCGGCGTCATCGCGTCGCCGCTGCCCGACTGGTCGTGCGGCCCCTTGGCCAGTTGCTCGCCCATCGGGTCGTGGACGGCCGTGGGGTCCTTCGTCGGGTCCTCGAGCGGGTGCGCGCCCGCGCCGGGGGCGGCCGGGGCGACGCGCGCGGCGCCGGACGGCGACGGGGGACCGAGGGGGTCGCCGTTCGCGATCTTCTCGTCCTGCGAACCGCCGACCTGCGCCCCCGACTTGTCGGGCGACGCGCCGAGGCCGGAGCCGTCCGGCGCGACCTTATCCCCGATTTGGGACTGGGGTACCTTCGCGGTGGCGTTGGCGGGGTCGGCACCCATCGGGTCGACGAGTGGGCTGCCGGGGGCCGCCGGGCCGCTCTCGCCGCCGGCGGGCTGCTCGAGGGCAGTCTTGCCCTGCGGGGGTTCGGCCTCTTCGTCCTCGTCGTCCTGGGGCACCACGAGCACCCAGCCGCGGCGGAACATCTCCTTGGGGACCGTCTCGACGACGCGCTTCGCCAGGTCGTTGCCGTTGTACAGCGCGCTCAGCTCGACGTCCGAGATGCGAAAAGCTTCCTGGTAGGAGCCCTGCATCACCTTGTCGCGGCCGAAGGTCCCGAGGCCGGTGACCTTGTTCGTCCAGCCGCCGCCGGTCGGGCCGCCGGGGGCGGTGCTGATCAAGCCGTCCAGCATGTTGTCGCTGCGAAGGCCGTCGAGGTAATTGTCCGGCGTCAGGACGACGGGGGCCGCCGGCGCGGGCAGGATGTGCTTCGCCCGCTGGGGACGGCGTTTCGATTTAGCCACCTCCCATTTTAGGGGGATAGATTACGCGCAAGCCCCTCTAAAATCGGGTGTGAGTAAACCCGCAAAGAAGGATCAAATCGCCGAGGAGAAAACGATCGGGGGGCCCGTCGAGCTCCGCGCCCTCGTGCTCTCAAAAGGCCAGTTGATGGCCGAGACCCTCGCCAAGGCGCGCGCCGCGCGCATCCGCGAGGCCCGCGCGCGCACCCCGCAGCCGACCCTCGAGCAGATCGCCATCGAGGTGGGCTGCTGCGTCAAGACGGTCTGGAACGTCGTCAACGAGCGCACACACGCGGGAGCCGCCGATGCCCCCCGTCCCGGTTGAACGGGCGATCTCGCTCTGGCGGAAGGCGCCCGAGGTAGAGGAGCACGAGCGCAAACTGGCCGCGGCGCGGGACGCGGAGGCGCTCGCTCGCATGGCCATCGCGGAGGTCCGCCGAAAGCACGCGGAGGTGGGCCTCGTCGGCATCGATCTTGTCCTGAACGAGCTCAAGAAGTACCTGCGCCTGTCGCAAAGCGAGGACTTCGCGAACACCGTCGGCCCACTGGAGCCCGCCGTCATCCTGAAGCTTGCGGAGTTCGTCAGCAAAAACCATCGCTTGGATAGTGGGCAGGCGACGGAGAACATCGCGCACGCCATTGGCCCGGCGATGGACTTTTCAAAGTTGACGCAGGCCGAGCGCGACGCCTGGCGCGAGCTGGCCACGAAGGGCGGCGGCTAATAAGCCTATTCGCCAAGAGGTATGAACGAGGAAGTCGAAACGTACGATGTGCCGGGCATCGCGATCATGTGGCTGCTCGCGCTGATCATGGGGTTGCTGGTGGGGTACTCGACCAGGGGCTGCCTGTAGCCGTGGGCGCCGTGACCCGCTCCCTCGAGCTCCACGAACTCGAACGTGTCGAGCGCGCGCTATGGAGCGCCCGAGCCGCGGTGCCGGTTCGCAAACACATGTGGCACGTGTACATCCTGACGTTGCATCACGAGCTCTGGAGGGCTTTCGACAAATGACCACGCTGCTCGCCATCGACCCTGGCGCCGATACCGGCATTGCGCTGTTCTTCATCGGGCCCGACTGCCAGCCGGTCCTCGTCAACGCCAACGTGGTGTCGCCCGATGACGTGGCGTGGGCGCGGTTCATGCCGGACATCGTCATCATCGAGACCCCCCGCATCTACCCCCACTCCAGGGCGAGACCTAACGACATCCTGAAGCTGGCGCGCATCGTTGGCCGCTACCAGGAGCGCTTCAAGGGCGCGCGCGGCATCCGCCTCGTCGAGCCGCACGAGTGGAAGGGTTCCGTCGACGGGGACATCATGACGAAACGTATCGAAAGTGCCTTGACGCCGTCCGAAATGGGTATTACGAAAGGATTACCCAAGTCGACGGCCCACAATGCGGTGGACGCAATCGGATTGGGGAAGTGGTCATTCCGACAAGCGTGG